AAGGTCATACAGAGCCTTGAAACGACTCTATTTAGATAAATCACATGAAACCCTACGAAAAATGTATAATGAAGTCTTACTTGATCTGTGTGTGATTGCCAATAAGGAAGGAATTAATAAGTTTTTAAAATAGTTGTAATTTTATCACATTATTTCTTGACAGTTTGCCTTATTTGAACTACTAGATGAAGTATAATTAGGTTAGCTATAATCAATATCTAGTTATTGATAAAAGCAACACAATTTGAATCATTAAGTAGCCTATCAATCACCTTTCTATTTTTTTCTTTCTTTCTATTGGTAGGCTATTTATACCAATATTTATCTATATTCTCTGCATTGTATTCAACTGCTTTCCACTGAATATTCTTTTTAAATTTATTTCTTTTTCCAAAATCAACAGCTTCATCTTCAGTATTAAATATTATATTAGTAAATGAAGTAAATTTATCTTTAGGTTTATGGATAATGAAATACATTTAATTTAGGTCTTATTTAATAATTAATTAAGTTTTCAGATTTATACCAAATAGATTCATCATTTAAATTTATTTGTTTTTCTGGAAAGAAATAATTTAAACATTTTATTATTTCAAATTTTTGTTTCTTTCCAAAATTAAACTCTCTCACATAACCCTCTTTACCAGAATATAAAGATGGTCTTTTAAAAGGTTTATCTAAATTGCCTTTTAAAACAAAATCTAATAAATCTGATAAATTTTTTAATTTTAAGTATTTAAAATGATGCATTAAAATTGCTCTATGAGGATTATTAAATTTCCAATTAATTTTATTTAATTTAAGATTATTATTTTTATTCATATTTCCTCCTATTGATTAATTAAATACCATGAGATCATTATAATCTCTGCAATTATTATTATTTCAATCATTTTTAGCCATATCCATCACTTGAGAAATATATTTATCTCTAAATAAATCTTTATCACTTTCAATCAATATACCTCCTAATGAGCTTGATTTAACTTTGTTATAATTATTGCAGCATTTACAAAATTTTTTAATTTCAACTGATAAAACAAGCCATTGATTTAAACCTTGATCTATTTTTTGGCAAATATTTTTTACATCATATTCAGTTTTATCAAAGCAATCATAAGGACTTAATTCTTCATAATCCTTTTTAACTGTAACAATATAATTTTTAGTTTTATATTCTTTTATAGTTTCCATTATTTTACTCTCCTTTTTTGGTTGTAGTATTGATGTATAGGAAATTGATAAACATTAGAAACTTGTCTTATAGGCTTATCAACCTTTGGCATTATAGATAATTCACCGAAACCCATAAAAGAAAACATTTTTCTTTTTTTATAGGTTGCAGAGAATAGATTATAAATATTTATATCTTTATTCTTCATTTAACCTCCTTAAAAAATTTATTAATATTCTTTTTAAGCTCTGAATTTATTTGACCAATTAATTCAATTCTTTTAACTTTATAGAATTCAATCAATTCATTATTACTAGATTTATTTTCAGACTCTAATTGTATGATTAATTTATTTAATTGATAAATATTCATGCAACCTCCTTTGATTGATTATTATTTAACCAATCATGAGCTACTTCATTTAACTTTTCATAAACATTTGATTTAATAATGTCATAAGCATTATCAGACCCCTCTGAAAGTCCACTTTCATTTGGATAACCTAACCAAAGATCATCACAAGCTAATTGAAGTAAATCAAAATTATAAACAGGAATATTAGAATCTATATATTCATGAAGTAAATCATCATTCTCTAATATTTCATCTTTGTTATCATTCAACTCATCAACTAAATTTTTTTCTAGTTGATACATTGATATTCTTTTATCATGACTCATATTTGCTCCTTTGTTAATTTGGTTAATTTGAATCATAACAAGATTAATATAGAAGCTAATTAGATATGTCAACTAAATGATAATAATAGATATTAACTTAATTAATATTATTAATAACAACTATAAATAGAATTAAACTGTTGCATTTATGCAACACATACATACATTAGAACGATTATAAACTATGAATATAAGATATAATAAAGCTATGGAAAAAAGAATACTAGAAAGACTCTGTGAAGGAGAAAGTATTAGATCCATAACTAGAGATCCAGAAATGGTATCATGGGCTACATTTAGCCAAAAATTGAAAGATAGTGAGAAATTACAAGATCAGTACTATAATTGCAAAAAGATTGGGATTGAGATCATTATTGCAGAAGCACAGGACAAGTTAAAAAGCAGTATTGATAAGCTAGAGAATTCAGGCAAGATGGAGAATAGCTTACCTTTTGCACATTTAATAAAAGAAATGCAAAGTAATGCGAAGTGGTTAAGCTCTGTTTTATCACCAATTAGATATGGAAAAGATACTAAATTGACTCTAAATGGTGGAGATAAACCTATTGAGATTAAATGGCAGCAATAAGAATAAGCTAATAAATACAAGGATTAAGTATTAATTAATTCAAATAATACATCTGAATTTATACAGTAGATATATAGAGATTGTCTGGCAAATCTGCCAAAAGATAAGCAATTACAAGTTGAATAGATAATATTTACATACTTTCTACATACTTATTTAAAATAAATGTTGATTTAATTAGTTAATAAGCACAACAGACTGATTAATAATCAATATGTTTAATTATTTGGTTAATTTGTAAGGATTTAGGGGGTTTTATTGAAGGTACACCATCAAATCATATTTCGGTGGTTTGTTAAAATTGAGGGAAGGTACACACAACTAGATTAGGAATTTTATGATGAAATTTGATGACAAACAAAATGGCTACCCAGCAGTAGTTTATGTTATGGAAAACAATAATTCTGTACTTATTCACTTTGCAGGATTTGAGGATCTATTAGAAGCTAAAGTTTTCTCACATCACATAATGGATGAACTTGGCATTGAAAGATTATTTGTTCCTAGAGGAGTTACAATACATTAGGGGGGTTTTGTTTTAAAATGCCAGAGATTGTCATTCCATACAAACCAAGAGAATTGCAAAATTTTTTGCATAAAGAAATTGATAAGAGCCGATTTAGCGTCTGTGTGCTACATCGGAGAGCAGGTAAAACTGTTATGACCATCAATCACATGATAAGAGCAGCTCTTACTTGTCCTTTGCCAAGCCCAAGATATGCTTTTATATCTCCAACCTTCAAACAAGGTAAGGCGACAGCATGGGATTACATAAAACAATTCGCAGGTAAAATACCTGGAACAAAATTTAATGAGTCAGAATTAAGATGCGATCTACCAAATGGTGCAAGGATAACAATTCTTGGAGCTGAAAACGATCAAGCATTAAGAGGTATCTTTTTGGATGGTTGTGTTTTTGACGAAACACAAGCAATTAAACCTACTATCTTTCCAGAGGTTATAAGACCAGCTTTGGCAGACCGAAAAGGGTGGTGTGTATTTATTGGAACACCAAAAGGTAGAAATTATTTTTATCAACTTTATGAAGATGCTAAAAAGAATAAAGATTGGTTTGCTTGTAAGTTTAAAGCTAGTGAAACTAATATATTAGATCCTGATGAATTAGTTGCTGCAAAGCAAATGATGTCAGATGATCTATACGAACAAGAGTTTGAGTGTAGTTTTCAAGCAGCTATTACTGGTTCGTATTATGGTGCTTTAATCGAAGAATTAGAAACACAGAATAGAATTACAGAGGTTCCCTATGATGACAACATTGATGTTGAAACATGGTGGGATTTAGGTCTTAATGACAGCACAGCTATCTGGTTTGTCCAAAGGTATAAAGGAGAAATTAGATTAATTGATTATTATGAAAATGCAGGTGAAGGATTAGATCACTATGCCGACATATTAAATCAAAAAGAATATGAGTATTCAAAGCACATAGCTCCACATGATATTAAGGTAAGAGAACTTGGTAATATGGGAAAGTCAAGGCTAGATAGTGCTTTAGAATTAGGTATCGCTTTTGAGGTTGCTCCAAAACTATCTATAGAAGATGGAATTGAAGCTGTCAGAAAAGCAATTCCTAATTGTTGGTTTGACAAGAATAAATGTCAAAAAGGCGTTGAGTATTTAAAAGCTTACCAAAAGAGGTGGGATGATAAAAACCAATGCTTTAGAAATAAACCCATGCACAATTACGCAAGTCACTGCGCAGACTCTTTTAGGACTGGCATAATAGGTGAGGGTGCAGAATTATCAAACTGGAAACAAAACATTCCAGTCAATACGAATTATATAGTTTAATATGGCAAAAATATCAGATACAGAATTACAATCAATTATTAATGGTGAAATAACAAATGCTCTAGGTTTTCTAGGCGGCAATCTTTCATCACAAAGAAAAAAATCAGTTGAGTATTATTTAGGCGAAAAGCTAGGCACAGAAATAGATGGTAGATCACAAGTAGTTTCTACAGATGTTGCAGACACTATTGAAACCATCTTGCCAAACCTTTTAAGAATTTTTACCGCATCAGATCAAGTAGTTAGGTGTGAGCCTGTCAAAGCCGAAGATGTAGCTCTTGCAGAACAAGCAACGAATTATATCAATTATGTTTTTAATAAAGACAATCCTGGATTTAGTATTTTATATACTTGGTTCAAAGATGCTCTTTTAGAAAAAAATGGAATTGTAAAAGTTTTTTGGGATGAAAGCCAAAAGGTTGAGCAAGAAACTTACAACAATCTTAATGAGAATGAGTATCAGCTATTAGTTGATGACGAAAATGTTGAATTTGTAGAATCAGAAGAATTTATAGACGAAAAGGCAAAAGAACAATTAGAAGAAGTCAAACAATTAGCTGAAGCTCAAGGTCAAGAGATAGGAGAAATTCCAGTACCAAAACTTTATAATTGTATTATTAAAAGAACTAATGCTACAGGTAAAGTTAAAATAGAAAATGTTCCACCTGAAGAATTTTTAATTTCAAGAAGTTCAAAGTCAATTGAAGATGCTAGTTTCGTAGCTCATAAAGTTGCAAAAACTAGATCCGAATTAATTGAAATGGGTTTTGATAGAGATATTATTGAAACATTACCAGCTTCACAAAATGTTTTACATAGCACAGAAAAATTAACAAGACATGGGGATATAGACGAAAATCCTTTTAAACATTCTACAGACAAATCTACAGAACAAGTAGAATTGTATGAGTGCTATATTAATTTAGATTACGATGGCGATGGAATTGCAGAGTTAAGAAAAATATGTGTAGGTGGAAATTCTGCTTATACAATTTTATCCAATGAAACAGTAGATAACAATCCTTTCTGTTCATTAACTCCAATCCCAATGCCACACAGATTTTATGGAAGATCAGTTGCAGAGCTAGTTGAAGATATTCAATTAGTTAAATCAACTGTTATGCGACAGTTGTTAGACAATATGTATCTAACAAATAATAACAGAGTTGCCATTATGGATGGCATGGTTAATTTGGATGATCTTTTAACTTCAAGACCTGGTGGAGTAGTTAGAACGAAACAACCACCGCAACAAGTTATGATGCCAATGCAATCTCAAACGATTTCGCAACAGGCATTTCCATTATTAGAATATTTAGATACAGTTAGAGAAACTAGAACTGGTGTTACAAGATATTCTCAAGGTTTAGATGCTGATAGCTTAAATAAAACTGCTACAGGAATTAATACTTTAATGACGCAAACTCAAATGCGTATGGAGTTAATTGCTAGAATATTTTCTGAAACTGGAGTTAAAGATTTATTTTCAAGAATATTTGAATTAACAGTTAAATATCAGGACAAAGAAAGAATTGTTCAATTAAACAATCAATTTGTTCCTGTTAGACCTACTGAATGGAAAGATAAATATAATATTTCAATTATAGTTGGTTTAGGTTCTGGTTCTAAAGAACAACAATTAGTTATTTTAAATAATATTTTAGAAAGACAAGTACAAGCTTTCAACTTACAGGGTGGTAGAGAATATCCGATGGTAAGTTTAAAAAATATTTACAACACTTTATCTAAAATGATTGAAAATGCTGGATTGAAAAATGTTGAAAACTATTTTGTTAATCCTGATGTTGGAAAAGATATGGTTCAACCACCACCACCTCCACCATTAACTCCAATTGAAAAAATTGAATTTACTAGAATACAATCTGAAGAAAAGAGAAAGATTGCAGAACTAGAATTAGAGAATAAAAAAATTAGATCAGATACAGCAGAAGCTATTCTTAATTTTGAAGCTAAAATTAAAGACATGGAATTAAAATACAATACACAAATTGATGCTGCTAAAATTAAAGCTGATGCTGATTTAGAAAAATTAGTAACTTCTAATAGAAATAAAACTTTTTTAGAAGCACAGAAATCTTCAGACACACTAGAACAACAGATAAATAGTTTAAATGAACAAAGACGAACAGGGCAAACTCCAACAGGAAGTAAGCCAATCGAACAAGGCTAGGCAACTATTAGATAATCCTTTGTTAAAAGAATCGTTAGATCAACTTAAAAAGCTTTATGCTGAAAGTTTATTTAACACAGGAGCAAGTGAATCTGAAACTAGAGAAAAGCTTTGGTTAGCTTACAATGTTGTTGGTAAAGTTGAACAACATTTACAAGAAATTCTTGATACAGGTAAACTAGCGAAGAAACAGCTAGAAGATTTTAGAACCAGTATTAAAAATAATAAATTTTAGTGGTGCTGCCAGTAGGACTTGAACCCACAACCTATAGATTACAAATCTATTGCTCTACCAGTTGAGCTATAGCAGCAAATAAAAATTCTAAACATAAAGTTTAGGATAAGTCAATCTCAAAAGAGAAACTTAACTTAAAAAGGAAAATACAATGTCAGACAATCAAGCTAACCCCACAAAGGGAGCTGAAACTGATTTGCAGAAAGCTGCAAAATCAATTACAGGCTTATTAAACCCATCCAATCCAAAAGAAGAAGAAATTGGAAAAAGTGAAGCACCAAAAGAAGAACAACAAGAACAAAATTCTCCTGAACCAACTCAAGAGGAATCTTCAACTGAAGATCAACCTTTGGAACAGGAAATAAAGGAAGAAGAATCGCAAGAGGAAGCTTCCGAAGAAGTATCTCAAGAAGAACAAATTGATACTCAAGAGAAACAAGATTCCACCTACAAGGTAAAAGTTGCAGGTCAAGAATTTGATGTTACCCTTGATGAGTTGAGAAATGGCTACAGTAGAGATGCAGACTACAGACGAAAGACTGAAGAACTTTCTTACGAAAAGAAACAATTCATGTCTGAATCTGAAAAACAAAGACAAGACTATTCCTCAAAAATTAATGAGTTGAATCAGTTAATGTCTGTAGCTCAAGAACAGCTAAACGCAGAAATGAATTCTGTTGATTTAGACAAGTTATACGATGAAGATCCAACTGAAGCTGCAAGGATTGAACGCAGACTAAAGAGAAAGCAAGACAAGCTTAATCAAGCTGTGCAGAAAACGCAATCGGAGCAGAAACAACAATTTGATTCATATTTGCAAGACCAACAGAAAAAACTGACATTAAAAATGCCAGAATTTTCTGATCCTGCAAAAGCTTCAAGTTTAAAAACTAACATGAAAAATACATTAAACAATTATGGTTTTAATGACCAAGAAATTGCTCAAGTGTACGATCATAGAATAGTTATGTTGGTAAATGATGCCATGAAGTATCGGAATATGCAAAATTCAAAACCGAATTTAGCAAAGAAGATTACTAAACCTGGCAAAGTTTTTTCATCAGGAGTTAAAAAAGACAAATCTGAAATCAATCTTACTAAACGAAAGGAAAAGTTTGGTCGTCTAAAAAAATCTGGAAACATCAAAGATGCTACCAGTATATTTTTAGATATGATTAATAACAAACAATAATAAATAGGAGAAAATAAATATGGCACAAGTAAGTGGAACATATAGTACCTATGATGCTATTGGCGAAAGAGAAGATCTTTCTAATGTTATTTATAACATTAGTCCGACTGATACTCCTTTCATGTCTGCAATTGCGAAAGCAAAAGCTAGTTTTACAAATCATGAATGGCAAACAGACTCTTTATCTGCTGCGTCAGGTACAAATGCTGCAATAGAAGGTAACGAAGTTGCTTTCTCTGCACCAACTGCAACTACTAGACTTGGAAACATTACACAGATTTCAACAAAATCAGTAATTGTTTCTGGTACATTAGAAGCGACTAATAGAGCTGGTCGTAACAACGAATTAGCTTACCAAATCTCAAAAGCTTCAAAAGAGCTTAAAAGAGATATGGAAACTTCTTTATGTGCAAACAATGCTAGAGTTATTGGTAACGACACAACTGCAAGAGAACTAGGTGGACTAGAATCTTGGATTGCATCCAATGATGTTATGTCTGCTGCTGGTTCACCAGCTTCACCAACAGGTGATGGTACAGACGCAAGAACTAATGGAACACAAAGAGCCTTCACAGAAGCTCAACTAAAAGCAGCATTAAAGCTGGTTTGGGATTCTGGCGGAGACCCTACTATGATCCAATGTGGTTCTTTCAATAAACAAAAACTATCTGGTTTTACAGGTGGATCAACAAGAATGGATCCTGCTGAAAACAAAAGATTGGTTGCGGCAGTAGATGTTTACGAAAGTGATTTCGGTGCATTGACTGTATCTCCAAACAGATTCTCACCAGCTAGATCAGTTCACATTATCACACCTGATATGTGGGCGGTTGCTTTCTTGAGAGATTTTGCTCTTGAAGATTTAGCAAAAACTGGTGATGCTGCTAAACAGTTCCTAGTTGCAGAGTACACTCTGGAATCTAGAAACGAAGCAGCTTCAGGCGGAGTTTTTGATTTAACAACATCATAATAAATAGTTTTATAAGGGGGTATTAATTTATCCCCTTATAATTTTAATCAACAATTTTGTTTGGTCTTTGAAGTCAATCAATGGCGGAACGAAGCAAATAAAGGAAAAAAAA